AGCGCCGAAATACCCCCGAAAGAAAAAACCGGGGCGGGCGGCATGAAATAATCAAAGACACGCGGGCCGCGGGCGCGATCCAGGCGCCCGATCCCACGCAGATACAGGAGCCAGACATGAGCGAGCACAGAATCCGGCTTGAATACCGACCGATCGCGGAGCTGATCCCCTACGAGGGGAACGCCAAGAAGCACCCGCCGGAGCAGATCCAGGCGCTGGTGCGCAGCTTCAATGCCTTCGAGCGGATCGTGCCGGCCGGGATCGACGCCAAAGGCCACCTGATCTACGGCCACGGCCGGATCCTGGCAGCAAAGGCGCGTGGCGACACGGACTTCCCCTGCGTGGTGATCGACCACCTGAGCGAGACCCAGCGCCGCGCCTTCGTGCACGCTGACAACCTGCTGAGCCGGTCCGACACTGACGAGGACCTGCTGCGCAGCGAGATGATCTCCCTGCAGGCTGCGGGCTTTGACGTGAGCCTGACGGGCTACGATCCGGCCGGGCTGCAGCTGGGCGGCGAGCCCACTGCACCCTTTTGGGGCGAGGTGGAAGCCGAAAGCACAGAAGCGTTCGAGAGCTTCAAGGCGCGGTACGCCCACAAACTGACCACGGACGACGTCTATACCCCGGACAACATCTACGAGGCGGTGCTGCATTGGGCCCGTGCCCACTACGAGCTGGGCGAGGCTCAAATCGTGCGCCCCTTTTATCCTGGCGGCAACTATCAGGCGGCCGACTACCCTGCCGGCTGCGTCGTGATCGACAACCCGCCCTTCTCCATCCTCTCGGAGATCTGCGCCTGGTATGAGGAGCGCCGGATCCAGTACCTCCTCTTTGCGCCAGGCATGACGCTGTTCTCTATCAACAGCGGGCGCAGCCACTATCTTCCTGTTGGCGCTCCCGTTTTCTTCCCGAACTGCGAAGCAACAATCTCCATGAGCTTCGTCACAAGCCTGGGCCAGTACCGGATCGAGCTCTGCCCGGAGCTCTACCAGGCGATGGATGCGGCGAACCGCGAGAACCTGGCGGCCCTGCACAAGGAGCTTCCGGTCTACGCCTACCCCGACGCCGTGGCCTGCGTCACGATGAACCGCCTGTGCAAGTACGGCCAGGCGCTGCAAATCCTGCCGGAGGCTGCGTGCTTCATCCGCGCCCTGGATGCCCAGCGGGATGCCGGCAAGGCGATCTATGGCGGAGGCTTCCTCCTTTCCGAGAAGGCCGCAGCCGAGAAGGCCGCAGCCGAGAAGGCCGCAGCCGAGAAGGCCGCAGCCACAAGCTGGCCTTTATCAGAACGGGAGCTCGCCCTGATCGCCACCCTGGGGGAGGCCGGCGATGGCTGAGCCGATCCCCTGCCCGGCGTACCTGGCCGGGACCCTGCAGGAGCGCTGGGAGCTCCTGGCGCCACAGCTGCAGGCCATGGGCGCCCTGGACACGCTGAACGCGACCCTCCTGGCCAAGTACATACTGGCCGAAAATGAATACCTGCGGATCAGCGAACTGGTGCAGGACAGCATCAAGACCGGCGACGCGGAAGAGGCCGGCAAGTGGTTGACCGCCCAGGACCGGCTGACACGGCAGATCCTGACCCTGAGCGCGGAGTTGGGCATGACGCCCAGCGGCCGCCGCAGCCACGGCATCAAGGCGCCGCGGTGATATCCCTGACATACGGAGGCCAGCGCCCGAAAGAGGCCGGAGCCCGAGACATCCTCGGACTCCGGCCTCTTTTGCGTTTTGGAGAAAGCACATGGCACGAAAAACGACCCGCGAAAAGATCTACATCGAGCAGCTGCAGGCGCTGGGGATCTACGACCCGGCCTTCGACCCGGAGATCAAGCAGCTGGCGGAGCTGGACAGGCGGCGGACGCGGGCCCGCAAAGCCTGGTCCGACACGGCCCCGGCCGGCGGAAAGCCCTCCTTCCTTGACCCGCACTACCAGGTGCTGCAGCAGATCGAGCGCGACATCCTGGTGCACCGGGAGGCCCTGGGACTGACGCCCAAGGCGCTGCGGCGCCTGAAGGGCGCCTACTACGAGACCGTGCGCGTGGGCGAGCTGGCCGAGGAGCCGGCGCCCGCCAGCGTGACGGTGCTGGACCTGGTGCGGGAGAAATACGCACTATGACCGGCAGCCAGGAGCCGCGGCTGCGGATCGAGCCGGCGCGGATCTTGTCCGACGGCCCGGCCGCAGGCGCTCTGATGGAAGCATACGGCTGCAGCCTGGATCCCTGGCAGCAGACCGTGCTGGACTGCTGGCTGGGCCGGGACGCCGCCGGCGCCTACACCGTGACCAGCGCCGGGCTGAGCGTGCCCAGGCAGAACGGGAAAAACGTGTGCCTGGAGGCGAGGGAGTTCTTCGGCCTGGTGATCCGGGGCGAGAAGATCCTGCACACAGCGCACCAGGTTGTGACCGGAAAGAAGAGCTTCCGGCGGCTTGAGCGTATGTTCACCGATCGGCGGTACCCGGAGATTCAGAAGCTGGTGCGCTTCATCCGCTACACCAACGGCGAGGAGGCCATCGAGCTGGAGAACGGCGGCACGATCGAGTTCTCCGCCCGGTCCCGGCAGCGGGCCCGCGGCTTCGCCGGGATCTCCCTGGTGGTCTATGACGAGGCCCAGGAGCTGACAGACGACCAGGTGGAGGCCATCATGGCCACCCTGTCGGCCAGCTCTACCGGCAGCCGGCAGATCCTCTACACGGGCACGCCGCCCTATCCCGGCTGCCCCGGCGACGTATTCCGCCGCCGACGGCGCGTCTGCCTCTCGGATCCGGCGCCGCACGACGCCTGGCACGAGTGGAGCGTGGCCGCGGACAGCGCGGCCGACATCAAGGCCGACGACACCGGCCTGTGGTATATGACAAACCCCGCGCTGGGGATCCGGCTGACGGAGGAGTTCACCGGCGAGGAGCTGCGCAGCATGACGCTGGACGGCTTCGCCCGGGAGCGCCTGGGCTGGTGGTCCCCGGTGCTGGAACAGCAGGAGGACCTGGCCATCCAGGCGGCAGCCTGGGACGCCTGCATGAGCCACGAGAAGAAGCCGGAAGGCAAGACAGCCTACGGCGTCAAGTTCACCTTCGACGGCTCGGAGGTCGTCCTGTGCGGCGCTGTGATCCCCGTAGAGGGCCCGGCGCGGATCTCCCTGATCCAGCGGCGGCCCACTGGGCACGGCACGCAATGGCTGGCTGACTGGCTGAACGAGCGGCAGAGCCGGGCGGCCTGCGTGGTGATCGACGGGCGCAACGGCGCTGACGTCCTGGTGGACAAGATCTCCGGGACCTGGCGGGCAAAAGGCTCGGTGGTCCGGCCAAGCGGCAAGGATGTGGTGGCAGCCGCCTCCACCCTATGCAACGCGCTGGGAGAGCAGACGGTGAGCTGGTACGCGCCCCAGGAGGCGCTGCGCGAGAGCGCCCTGGCCGCCATCAAGCGGCCCATCGCAGGCGGCTGGGGCTTCGGCGGCGACAACGCCGCCCCCATCGAGGCGGCGGCCCTGGCCCTGTGGGGCGCCCGGACCTGCAAACGGGATCCGGCGCGGAAGATGAAGATCGGATAAGGAGGCAGCCATGATTTTGAACATCGACCCGGCCGGCGTGGCCGGCTTTACCGCAGAGGACCGGTACTGGTTCGGCAAGCTCCTGCAGGTCTTTGACAGCCACTGGAGCAGCAACTACGAGAAGGAACGCTACTACGAGGGGAAGATCAGCCTGGGATCCGTCAACCTGGGAATCGCTCTGCCTGATGGGATGAAGGGCCTGGAGATCGGCTGCGCCTGGGGCGCCAAGTGCGTGGACGTGCTGGCGGCGCGGTCCATGTTCGACGGCTTCGTGGGCGCCGACGGCGAGGACGTGGAAGAGCTGGACCGGCTGGTGCTCAATAACAACCTGGTGGCCGAATACCTGAAGGCGGCGCGGGATGAGCTCAAGTTCGGGTGCACCTTCGCCACGCTGAGCCGGGACCCGGCCATCGGCTGCAAGATCCGCTTTCACAGCCCCAGGACTGCGGCAGCGATCTGGGACGGGGACAAAGGCCGCATTGCCTGCGGCTTCGCCGTGATCGACACCGCGCCGGACAACGCGAGCCCGCTGAACTGGCAGCCGTTCCTCCTGAACTACTACACGCCGCGGGAGGTGATCGTCCTCTCCCGGAGCGGCCAGAGCTGGACGTCCACGCGCTTCCCCCACCGCATGGGGCGGCCGCTGATGGAGCCGCTGATCTGGAACGCGACCAGCAACAAGCCCTTCGGCCGGTCCCGGATCAAAGAGCCGGTGCGGCGCCTGATCCAGGGCTATGTCCGTACCATCGCAGACGCCACCATTGGCCTGGAGTTTGCCACCAGCCCTCAGAAATACCTGCTGGGCGTGACGGACGCCCAGTACGATGCCCTGATCAATCAGAAGTTCAAGCAGTATGTGGGAAACATCATCGCCAGCACGACGAACCCGGAGACCGGCGAGAAGCCCAGCTTCGGGCAGCTGCCCCAGGGCAACATCGGCCCTCACGTAGAAATGGTGCGGGTGCTGGCTACACAGTTTTCCGCAGCGACCTGCCTGCCGGTGACCGATACCGGCGTAGTGAACGACGCCAACCCCTCCAGCTCTGACGCCATCGAGGCGCAGACCAAGAGCCTGGTGGGCCTGGCGCAGGACCTGAACACCGGCAACGGCAGCAGCCTGCGGACCATCGCCCTGATGGCCCTGGCCATCAGCAACAACACCACGATCGAGGCCCTGAGCGACGAGCAGAAGGCCATCGTGGCCCACTTCAAAAATCCGGCCATGCCCAGTGTGGCTGTGACCGCCGACGCGGCGATCAAGATCGCCAGCAGCCGGCCGGCTTTTGCAGACACGGACACGTTCCTGGAGATGATCGGCTTCAGCAAAGCCGACATCCGCCGGATCAAGGCCCAGGAGCAGCGGGCCCGCGGCCAGGCGGTCCTTGAGGAGCTGGGGATCGAATGATTATCACTCGCCGGATCTGGAACAAGTACATCGCCGACCTTCGGCAGGTGAACGACACCGCAGCGGCGCTGGCCAATAAGTACCTGACCACGCACGAGGTGCTGACACCGGAGGGAACGGATGCTCTGATCCGCTATTGCTACGGCCTGGCAACCAAGTACGGCGAGGCGGCCTCCGAGCTGGCCGCCCAAATGTACGACGCCCTGGCCGCAGCCACGGGCGCCAGCGTGGAAGCGGCAGTGCCGGCAGCCACCGCAAGCTACGGCGAGGTGGCCAGCGCGGTGCTGGGTGTGCGGAAACAGAGCCAGAACCCGGAGGTCCTGAGCTCCGCCATCGGGCGGCTGGTGAAAATGGCCGGCGTAGATACTACGATGGCCAATGCCATCCGGGACGGCGCCGAATGGGCGTGGATCCCCTCGGGCGAGACCTGCGCCTTCTGCATCGCCCTGGCCTCCCGCGGCTGGCAGCGAGCCAGCAGCAAAGCCCTGCGGGGCGGACACGCTGAGCACATCCACGCCAACTGCGACTGCACCTATGCGATCCGTTTTGACGACAGCACCGTGGCCGACTACGACCCCACAACTTATGCGGAGCTTTACTATGGCGCCGATGGCGGCACACCGAAGGCGAGGATCAATGCCATGCGGCGGGAGTTCTACGCTGAGAACAGGGCCGAGATCAACGCCCAGAAGCGCAGCGCCTACGAGAAACGCCAGGAGCTGAACAGCTCTGCCGCGGAGGAAATCGACGTATGAAGATCCTGATCCACGCGAGCCCGAAGCGGCTGTGGTATGTGCAGGAGTTTCTGCTCCCTTCTTTGCTGGCGCAGGGCGCCCGGGATGTGGAGATCTGGAACGACAGCCAGGGCCGCGGGAACCTGCTGGCCTGCATGGAGAGCTTCGCGGCGCGGACCGGCGACGGCGGTACCTGGCACCTGCAGGACGACGTCCTGGTGTGCCGGGACTTCGTCAAGCGCTGCGAGGCGCTGGACGCCGGCGTGGTTTACGGCTTCACCTGCGGGCAGTTCGGCGAC